TAATACATTTCCAATATATTTGGTATCAATACTACAAAACTAATTTTTTTCAAATCTTCAGAATTTCAACACACCACTATGAACGATAAGTGTTTAGTGTGTTATAAAGAGGTGCCAACGTATGGATATAATACAATCTATGGTAACAAGATCCACACAAGGTGTAATGATGCGATTTACAATTGCAGAAAATGTGGAGAGAAGACATTTTACAAAAAACGCATACATATACATCGTAGATCTAAGGTTGATAATACCACAAGAACAGAAGTTTGCGATATCCCAAAACGTTGTCTAAATAATACATGCAAATACAGAGAACATCTCCATAGATGTAGTGTATGTCAGGAAATTTTTGAACAGGGAAAGATCGTCGATAACCAAGCCATATGTCGAGGGTGTATTAAGGAACAAAGATTTAAAGATACTGGTATGTTAAAATGTGAGAATTGTTGCTCAAAATTCCTACCCAAAAACAATAGACAGGTCCACAATAAGCATATCTATTGTATCATGTGTTCAAATCTATATAGCCCTGACGATGAAGAATCTATATAAAGATTGTTCATAAATCTTAAAAAATAATATATAATTAAATTATATATCTTTAAAGAAAATGAATAAATTTTAAAGACTACCACTCTCCAATTTACCAATATTTTAAAGACATGTCGTTGATAGATATATTTGACGTTGTATCGACATCCTATAATTATTTTTATAAGAATCGACCCTCGACTATTCTTCTTAGTTTAAAATATTTCCATCCCCAAAAAGTATGTAATTGGGAATTGGTACGTCTATATAATGTGTTGAATCTATTGTACATCGATGTACCCATATATACATTGAATAGGTCTCTACATTATATGAATATTTTATCGTTAAGAAAGACATACCACACGTCTAGTACGTTCATAATAGATGGAAAATTTAATCTATATGAATACGATGCGCATAAGGAGAGAGGAAATACGAGGGTTTATATCTCATATATAGATGTACAAAGTAGATTACCAAATCAATCCATATTAAGGGGTACGTGTAATGTGGATAATAGATCCACATCACATGTAATATTTGATGATGATGGCCTCATAGAGGAGACCCACTCGAAGAAAATTATAGACGCTGGGTCAAAACTTATGGATTTAGATAATGTATATGATACTATAATTTATAACGTTGATAGTGTTAAAAAAACGACTTTGTATAAGAGAGAGAATGTCTTTGTAAATGATAAAAATATGATGTTGAAACGTATAACATATTACGACCCTCTAGGTTTTGTTAGTTTGGATATTATAAAAAATTTGGATGAAGAGATGATGGGGGTGGATATTATATATGAGAGATCGTATCTTTTTGGTATACCTAGATCCATATTTTTTAAAGACGTGAATATAAATTTTTCGTGTCTAGATCATTTCAAAAAAGGGGTGAATGTAATCGATGGTCTATCCTTATTTTTAAAGAACGGGGATAAAAAATTATTGACCAATGATGTGAAGGGTACACGTCCCAATTCAAAAGACAAGATAAAGGACCTGGATTTTATAAAGACGTTGTATATATATTTTTATAACGAGAAGACCTTTATATTAAATTCTTTAAAACATCTGTACTATGATGGACCAAACAATGAGAGTTTCACCTTGCTCAAAAAAGATCGAATCAATATAAAAACAAATATAGATCGATATAAGGGTTACGATACGAAAGATATCGGCAACATATATGATATTATCTTTGATAAAGATGGATGTGTAACATACAAGACCATCGAATATCATCATAATAAAAATTATTCTAACGATGTTAAAAATAACTCTTTAACAAATACCATCCTTGTAGATTATCAAAAATGTACAACTTTAAGGAAGGAACATAATTTCAAATTCAAAACAATCGATAAGGATTATCATGGAGATATAAAATATAGTAACGAGAACAAGGTATACGCAATGACAGAGATTAATGATAATCTTAATATAACGGTGGTGTTTGATACTGGTATGGAATTTATAAATTCTCTTATGATATTTCCCTCTGTCCCAAAAAATATGAAAAAAAACAAAAAAAGAGATAACAATGAATGTATAGTCCATATGAACTTTATGTTGATATATCACGAACACTTTCATACAGATTCTACAGGGGAGATGTTATATGGACAAGAAAATGTTATCTATTTTAAAACGAATTGTGTTATAGATAAAAAAACAAAAGAGATATTGTATAAAAATATAAGAGAAAAGTTGTCATTATTCAAAGATATAGATAGATCAGAAAAATCCAACATTATACGATTTTACAAGAGATGCGAAGAGTGCAAAAAGATCATCATAGAGCACAACAGAATCATAGGAAAATATATTGCATCGTTGATATCTACTTCGACGATCTATGATTCTTTATTTGACATTTGATTTTTTATGAGAGACAATTTTTAATCTTAAAAATTACCTTAAAATTTAAAACTTATTATAAAAGAGGAGAGAATGATCTACACACCAACATTATATCGTGTATATTGTCAACGTTCTAACAAAAAAGGTAGATGTGAATCTACAAGGTATAGTCAAGATCTCTACACTATATTAAAAATTACGAGAGATGATAGAGATGCATGGTTAAGAGATAATGGGGTGGTGCTATCGGAGGGCGACGTAAAAAGATATATTAACCCTCTGAATCAAAATAAAGACGAAGAAGGATATCATAGTGGTAATGAAGAATATGACGATGAACAAAATAGCGACAAAAAGGTTGAAAAGATCTATGAGAGTTTCTCATATGCTGATAAATCTCGTATTCATTATACATATATCGTTGCAGATTCATTCGTGGACATCGATGGTATAGATAGATCTTCTATGATTAATCCCAACGACAATAAATTCATATCAGAGGTATAATATTTTATCATCATTAATTTTAATCAAAGATTAAAATATGTATAAACAATATATCAAGGTGAATGTCTATGCCATGATCTCGTCACAATCATTGCAACATTGTTTTTGATCTGTATTTTCAATATTCAAATTAATATTAAATATCGTCCCTTTTGCATCTCCCACAGGTATTTTTGCATCTCCCGCAAGCATTTTTGTAAATATCTCATTATTAAAACTTGTTCTTATATCGTGATTAAAGATTCCTATCAACATCTGTGGTCTATATATCTTATTGATATGTTCTTTATTTCCCTCATCTCTTTTTTGTGAGGATAAACTTACTCCATTTAGTTTGTACTCTATCTTGTAAATACCATTAATTATTGAACTTAATGGAAATAGATTTGTAAACTCTATAACGTTGGTGTTATGGAGGGTAACAATGGGTTTATTATTTTTGTACAACATTATGTACTCCAACTCTTTTACAGATGGGATATAGATCTTATACAATACATCGTATAATCCATCCAATACTAGCTCAAATACACCTCCATTCCTCTTTTTATATTTGGGAAGTTTTGAAAACCTATAAAATATGATATCTCGTCGAGTGTAAATACTTTGTAAAAAGGCTTCACTATGACCCAACTCTCCATCATAGAATAGTATGTGATCATCATCAACGTCGTCGATATTAGTATATTGTGATACACATTTTCTTATGAATGCAACGTCCATCTTTTATGATTTAAAAAGATAATGTCAGCAAGATAATTTTCTGTGATTCAACAATATAATAGAAAAGTTTTTGATAGTAGATTATATATAATTTTAAAAGTTTAAACTTTTTTATATTTTTATTCTTTTGATATAAAAAATCTTTATAGAGATACGATACATAGTATAATATTGATATATAAAGTAGATCATGCAAAATTTACAAAACCTACTAAATATATGTGATCTATTGAGGACCATAAAGAGTAAGGCGTCAGATGTCTATCTATCGACGATGACGATCTTTAAGGATCTAAAGAATTTGGACGATAGCACCATAACGGATAAAATATACAAAAATTTAAACTCTTCCCTAACAAAGAAGACTATCAACGGTATGTGTAAAAAAGAGATCTTGGTGATTCTCCACGATTCCGATATGGTTCTAAAAGAGATTGACGTTCTCGCTTCATCTATCATAGATGTGGATCTGACGACCTATACATTAAGATCAAGGTGTCCATTTTTCTACAAGGTAATTTCGTATAAGGAGACAAAAAATACAAAAGAGACTGATAAATCCACGAAAGAGGATGTATTGAGTTTGACGTCTATAGAGCGAAGAAATAAAAAGACGGACGTAAATATTAATACGATAACTTTGAACGTCGAATCTTTAGAGTTGTTGATAAAAAATTTGGAGGAAGATTTAAGATCGTCGAACATTGATGGTTTTGTGACGTATATGAATAGGGTGATAGATAAGATCTTACCCAAAGATAAGGAGGATGATAAAGAGGGTAATGATAAAGATAAGACTATTAAGGATAACGATACAAAAAATAAGGATAACGTTAAAGACAATAGAGATAAGGATAGAAAATTTAATGTGCAAGTCCTCGAAGATAGGAAGAGAACCGATCAAGGTATACAAAAGATACAACACGTTAGGTCTGATAGAAAAAGTTCTCATGATAGAGATCATAAGAGGTCACATGAAAAGTAGAATATCTATATATTTTTATAAATATATAATATGTGTATATAGATGGAAACAATTAATTTTTTAATTAATGATAATAGATAATGTATTTAATTTTTGAAAAGAATATATATTGATAAAAATATGGACGCTCACACATATCTAACAAAGGCCTACAAAGATGCAGTAGGCGTCAGAAAAAGAGAGTATTATGATTTTAACCCTTTATTAAAAGATTTTTTCTACATTTATGGACAAGGAGGTACACCACAAGAGATGGTTAGAATATACATCTTACCGACTACGCTACACCAATTTGAAATCAAGGTGAGAAATGAAGGAATGATAAAATTTATGACGATAGGTGAGGCATTGGAAAAATACGGAGATGATAATTCGTATATGATGATGAAGAAAGAGGGACGTACAGAGAATCTCTTTATATCAAAAAATCCAACAAACTACATTGTTACAATGAACCAACTCTACTCAAATATGTTCACAACGGTATATGATGATGGTACTATGATCGACATGGGTAAACAATGGAATGATATAGGTGCACTTCGTAGAGATGGGATAGAGTATGATATAGAGGTCATCATACCCAAACCTTTGTTTGTCTACAATATATACATGATGTTAGATCAACGCAAGGTAAATATAATGGACGTCGTTAAATGTGCAAAAGAGGTATGTAAAAAATTTGAGATAAGTATGGAGGATTTTAGCGATATATTGATAGAGACAAAATATTTTAATAAGTAGTATATGTTGATAATAAGATGTTGTTAATTTTTATACGATGTATAAAAAAATTTATTATAAAAATTATGCATATAAGAACCCTCTCTTATAGGCCCAATATCCCAACGCTAATAAAATTATTATCATTATTATCACCCACCAATACCTCTTTAAGAACCTCATAAGACCATTATTTACGTGTGAGTTCTCCCAGGTATGAACTACGGTCGCATCATCCTTACTCTTATAACCTCGAATCTTGCACGATCCAGCGATATCGTTGGTAGATGCATCGATAGGATTATAGTCACAATAATCCTCTATGACTATATTATTCTCTAACTCACCTCCATAGATATCATTTTCATACCAATCTGTCATAGCCTCTGGTCCGGTAGTCTGTACGGCACCCTTGTGAGCATTTTCGTCATAGTGCTTTATGATGTAATCTATAAAGTCTAACCATACCTCGTTCTTTGGTGCAGAGATTATAAAGGCGTTGCAAAGAAACACCGTCTCTCTAATATTTTTACCATTCCCCAACTCTTCATTTATCTTTCCAATATTGCCTAGTTTGTGAGGATATAGACGTTCAACGTGTTCGATTGGTTCTGTTGTGAGAATAGCTATACCTTCTTTATAGGCTCGTGTAACGTTATCGTTTATATTCTTCATAGCTTTAGGATTTTTTGTGATAAAGGCATCCATGTCACTATATATTCCACCATATTCATACATCAAGACGTACCTGCAAAAATCAACCCTCTCTATATTTTGTCTCATCTTGTCGTAAAATTGCAAATGTTTTGGCATGACCCTCTCCACCACGGATCTGAGATCTGCATCGTCCAAGTAATTGTACTTGTAATATACATCACTCTTTGGATCTTTGTTGTTTATGGATAATACGTGCGTCCATTCATCCATGGATCTTTTGAATATGGGAGGTATCCCGGTCTTACTCTTCCATGTTTGAAAAAAATTGACAACG